CGAGGCATTCATGTAGCCCTCGAGCGTGAGAGCAACCACGATAACGGATTTCGTCGTCGCCGTCATCGTGCCACCCGTGGTCGACGCGGAAGTCGACGGAGTGGGAGTCGTCCCCAGAGCGAGGGTGCCGTTACCGCCGAGGAGAAGGATCTCCTCACCGAGCATGAGAGCCTGGAGTCCGACCTTGCCCGCAAGAGCACGGATATCCTCGAAGTTCTCGCCGGCATACTGCGCCTCGAAGTCGACCGAGTCTTCGATGCCGATGCCCTTGTAGGCAGCCGCATAGTCGGCGGTCGTGACGGCCATGACACCACCACGGTTACCGCCGGATACGCCGATACGGATCCCCGAGGTATTGATGCCCGTGACGGCCTTCCAGTTCGCCTGGATGCCGCCCTTGCCGGAGACACGCGGGATCTCATTGCGGAGAGGCGTGAGTACCGGATAGAGAAGCTTGGCGCCGGCTTCAAGGTCGTAAAAGGTCAGGCCGGTGGTGGCCGAACCCGACTGAACGAAGGTGGACTTCGCAAGGGCTTCGGGCATTCCCGGCATGGTGATCTGACCGGCACTCGCAAGTGCCTTCATCAGGGCATCCATGCTGGCACCTGCAACGAGGCCGCTGGCATTATGCATCAACTGAGTATTCATCGTGTCCTACACTTTCTCACTAGAGATTGGGTTAGGGGTTAAGATCAATCCTTACCGTCTCCGGTTAGGCGCGAGAGGAAGCTCCCGTCTCCGGTTGCCCCGTTGCCTTTTTACCGCCCAGCGAAATGCATCTTCTGGGGGTTATTCTGGGCCGCCTTGATGAGAAGGGTTGACACCTGATCGGGCGACATCGTCTTCAGCATCTCCCCAACAGCACTGAGGGCTGCGGCCTGTTGTTCTTCCTTGGTTCCTTCCGTCTGACCGGTGTCCTGGTTCTTCCCGAGGACATTCCCCCGAGGAGCACGAGGCATCGGAGTATCTTCCACAATCTTCAGTCGCTTCTCGAGAGCCTCGACTGTGGGAAGCACCTCGGCCATCGCCTTGGTGAGCTTGTCGTTCTCCTCGGTAAGATCAGCGACCTTCTGAAGGGTCTCCTGGGTGTCCACAGGCTCCGAGGCGAATTTCGCAAGCTTCTCCATCGCCGCTTCATGCTCGTCCTCGACCGCTTCGATCAACTCGCAGACGTTCTTGGCGAGAGCGTTCTCGGGATCAGCCTCGACTGCACGATAGTAATAGTCGTAGCAGGCACGAGGTGTCAGGTCGATGTCCAGGCCAGCGACGAGTTCAGCAATCTGCTGCTTCGAGTAGTCCATAAAGGACTCCCCAAAGGTACCGAGCTGACTGACGAGCGACTTGGCGACTTCACTGTCAACCTTGTCGTTGCCTTCCAGCTTGCCTTCGGCCTTGATGGTTCGAGCAAGACTGGCAACATCTCCCAGCATGTTGGCGAAGCGAGATACGGTATACATGCCCTTCTCGAGGAGCGGCGCACCATCTTCACCGCGCGGCAGCTCGAGTTCGAGATAAGCCTTGTGAAGATCCTCGACACGATCAAGCGACAGGATGCTCGGCTCGGCCAATTCTTCCCCGACCTCGAGATCGCCGTCCTTCTTCTCGAGCAGGTCCTTGATCCGGCCGATGGACTTCGTGAGTTTGGTCACCTCGTCATCACCCTCGGCCGCCTTGAGCAAGAGCTGCTTCTCGTGAGCCTCGGCGTCGGCCTTCTTCTCGAACGACTCACCATCGCTCGTGATCCACTTTTGGGTCAGTCGGTTGGCCGCGGTGAAGTCGGATTTTTCGGACTTGTTGTCCTCGTCGCCTTCTTCATCGCCCTCCTCATCGTCGTCTTTGGCTTTTGAAGACTTCGACTTGTCGGCTTCCTTCTTGTCGTCCTTCTTTTCTTCTTTTCCATTGGGGAAAGAGGCCTTCTGAAGCTCGTCCATGAGTTGGACACGCGCCTCGTCCATGAAACTCATCCAGTCCCGACCATCGTCAGCGGCCTTCTGAAGCTCCTTGCACCGGGCTGCCAGGTCGTCATTGCTGATCTGACCATTCGGATTGGCCTTGGCGGCTTGTTCCGCCTGCTTCTCCATTGCCGACTTATCATCAGCCTTGGCTACGGGCTCCTGCTCACTCTCTTCGATCACAGGGTCGGCTTCGGAGGATGCCGCTTCCTCGACGGATTTGAAGAGGACTTCCTCCTCGGCGCCGTCGGCTTTGACGAGCGAGAACGTTGCCCCATGGACACACGGATTATCGACGAGGGAGACCTCGTTCGGCACCGCCGTGTACTTCTTGAGCTTCGTTTCCTTGTCGGTCCACTTCTTGCCGTAAGAACCGCCTACGGAGAAACCCGTATAGCAGCCTTCGAGGACCTTGTTCCACTCCTCGTCGTCCACGACCTTGGCGCAGACTTCGATGGACTTGTCGTCGTCGTCATAGCTGATGTCGGTCAGCTTGCCGGCGACCTTGAGCTGATGCATAACACGGACATTGCCCTTGGACAGTCCACCGGTTGCCTTCTCGATGCCCCCCGACCACTTGACGAAGTTCTCCTTCGAGGTCGCGTAGTCCATGGTTTCACCGGCCTTGTCTTGGACCTCTTCGGTGATGACTCCATAGACGAGACGCTGTTCCTCGTCCACCTTCGTCAGCGGGACGAATACCCGCGGACCAGCGGCCTTAGCCTTACTCATTATCTGTCTCCTCTGGTGCGGGCAATGAAGCAGCGCCCAATTTCAGTGTAGCAAGGAACTTAACCAAGGCATCCTCATCGCCCGACCCAATCAAGTCGTTGATCTTTGCTACGACTTGAGCAGGATTATCATTGGATGACCCTTGGCCACCCGCCTGGAGGTTGACCCCCTTACCGTCCTTGCCTTCAGCCGGCTTGTCAACACCCGGACCTTGACCAGCGGGCTTCCGTTCGGAACTCCCTTGCGAAGCATCGGTCAAGGTTAGGGGCGCAAGACCGTTTGAGGTCATGAACATCGGCTGGTCGAACTGTGGATCATCATAAGGCTCGCGTCCTGCGTCGACTCGACCTTCATTGATCGTAATAAGGCCGTCCTTCAGATAGCCTGAGGTTATCTGCTGGCGCTTGAATGGATCAAGCTCATCGTCGCCCTTCCAGATGAACTCGAACTCTTCCGCATCGAGGTCTTCCTCGAGTACGGTATCGATCATGTCCTTGACCCAATTCTGGATCGGCGTCAGGCCTTCCACAGCAGCCGTCTCGGTTGCCGTCTCCGCGGTGGCGCGGTTCATCATCTGTAAGAAGGGCTGGGGTGAGACGCTAAAAGCGAAGCAAACAACTCGAGCGAGCCATTCCTCCGCCTTGCCGAACAGTTCGGTCTCCTGTGTGGGAATATAAGTCTTTCCCACAGCTGCAGGAACAAAGCGAGCGCGGCTGCGTTCTGCCAAGTTCCCCGCAAGCATGTTATCGAACCATATCTGGAAGGTTCGGATCTGATCCGGTGTCCAGTCCTCGGGGACGCCGATCAACGCCGGAGGCATGTTACCCTCGGTGAAGAAATTCAACTGGAAGACCTGGCGGCGCAGAGCAATGTTGATGGTCATAATGATCTGTTCGACCGGTGAAAAACCATACGCCTTATTTATGCGTAGGTTCCGCGGGCGATAGAGCATCTCCGTCGAGTCATAGTTGACCGCCGGCATCCCATGCAAGATCTGCTGGTATGCTATATCCTTGGGGTCCTCAGGTGTCCGGCCCCAATCGTCCAGCACACGCTTGATGGTCGCACCGTCGATCTGATCAAGTGCAACCAGCTTACCGCCCCGTGTCCGACGACGGTGGAGAGTAACCGCGTCGATCACGAACAGGTCTTCCAGGATCATCCGAAGCCAGGCGTTCCAGCCGTGTTCACCGTCTGGCTTACGGAAGAACTTGGTCAACTCCTTCATCTTGTTCTTCTTCTGGGTGGTCAGCTTTTCCTTGCTGTCTTTTGGCTGAATGACCCAACGAAGCCGCTCCATCTGATCCTTACGGGTCTCGACGATAATGCGGAGGAGGTCATAGCTGTCAGCGAACGTCCGGAGCATCCCGAAGCCCAGCATCTCGTTCTGGCGAGGTCTGGGGTTGATGTTGATACCCTGGGGATAATCCCATGCGCGACCCGCCACTTCGGGCGGTGCTTGGGGTGACATCACTGAGCCAGGTCCAAACCAGTTGGCTCCCCGCTGGGAGCCTAATGTGATACTGGTGGAGATGGAATAACCATTACCGCTGTTGGGGTTGAGGGCTATCTCAGTACCTCCCCCTCTTCTTGCCCTCGGGGATCTAGCCATTCGACTTGTCCTCCAGGCGATAGCGCGTAAAACCGGCGGCAATCAATGCTGACACGTCTACCTCCGAAACCTTAAATTCGCCGTCGGGTCCTGCCAGATATTTCGTGCCAGTCCTACCGTATGCTGTATTTGTACCGTCAAGCGAGTATAGAGAAATCATAGCACCAGGCTCGGACTGTTTCTTACCCGACAGTCGATCCTGCACGTCTTCGGACTCCTGACGATAGAAATCCATTAGTCCTTCGAACTTAATGCCGCCAATGAGAGCTTCGGTGAGGGCCCAGACCAGGGCGTCCATTCGGTCGGGCGAGTTCTTAGCTTTGACCTCCGCCTCAGGAGTGTATTCGCACATCTGGTCTTCGAGTACCGCGAACGTTCCCACATGGTGAACACGTTCTTGCTCATAGAGCTGGCTGACGGGCTCGGCACGCTTGTACTTGCCTCGAGTAGCATGAACTGCCTTTAGCGGAACGAAGTCCGCAGTTCGCTTGCCCTCGGTTCGAAGATCTTTAGCGGCGTTGACAAGGATGGACTTAACCATCTCGCCACCATGGTTAGCCTCATAGACAAGTTTATCGGCTTCCCAGTCATCGAAGGCGAGAACCGCAGCCTTACCCCACTCGTCCGGACTTCCCTGAACCGAGCAGTCTTCAACCACATAGGCCTCGTCTCGACTATCGATACCGACGACGATAATACCGGCCTCTCCTTCGGAGGTCGCCGGCGGATCAACCGCGACAATAACCTTCTTGAAGTCGGGGAGGGCTGAACCCTTGAAACGCAGGGCATCAAGCATCGACCGGTTCCACAGGGCGCCGGGTGTATCATCGAGGATCTCGGCGTTAAGTTCCTGTCTTCCGATGCGGGTGCCCATGTACTTGTCAACCACCGCCTTACGGAAAGGACGAGCAAGGTTGACGAGGTTCTCCATAGTGGAGCCCTTCGTTATGACCGTGTCATTCCGCTTGATGATGTCTTTTAGAAGCTGTACCGGACGAGGAGTTGTTGTAACGATCTGTTTGGGATGCTGTCCCAATCGGAGTCCGAATTGTAAGTTATCCCAGGCTTCCTGGGCATAGCGCCACTTGCAAAGCTCATCGCACCAGGCACCGTCGAACTGTGGACCTCGAAGAGAGTCATAATCCTCAGCAGAGAAAAGCGTCGCGCGTGCACCGTTCGGCCAGGTAAGGCGTCGTTTAGAAGGTTCATACTTAGGCATGAAATCTCTTGGAGAACAGGCCAGGATGCCTGACTCACCCTCCACCATAACGTCTCTCGCATCAGCGGAGTCTTCAGCCACGAGCGCCACCCTCTTACACTGTCCAGATCGAACCCACTCGATGACTGTCTCTGATCCGCAGCGAGTCTTTCCGAAACCGCGGCCAGCCAGAATGAGCCAGGTTGTCCACCAGTTCCCGTCGGGTTCGATCTGGTTGGGCCTTGCCCATAAGCGCCACTGATGGAGTAAGTCATCAGCTTCTTCATCCGTTAGGTCGACTAGCTGTTCCGGGTCGATATACTTGAGATCCTCATTCCTCAGCGTCGACCCGTCCGCCACCAATCGTTTGCCTACGTTTAGTTCCTCGAGATCCCCGGTCGGCTTTGGCTGCACCCACGCTTTCGGGCGGTGGGAGCTTTTTGATTTCTTCTTCTTGTCTTTTTTCCGCTTCGAGCTCTCGGACTTCTTCTTGTTCTTTTCCTTGATCTCGGAGTCTCGCAAGTCGGTTGAGGAGTTTCGCTTTGCTGCCTTCGACATTGATATTCACCTCTACGCCAGCGGCGTTGCTACGACGATACTTATCCGGCCTACGAGCTTCGAGGATCTTGACCATGAGAACGTCGGATTTCTTCATAGCGCGATCCGTGGCGATGTCCTCGATAAAATCAGTCCCAGCCTCGATAGCGTCGGTGCAGTCCCGGTCGAAGTTCTCGTCTTCTTTTCGCCATTTCTTGAATTGACCTACGGTCCCCCCGGCATTCCTAGCGGCAGCGCTCTCGGAGTCTCCCGCTTCAAGGGACGTTAAGAAAAGTCTCCGGCGTTTATATGACCTCACAAATACGGACATAAGCGGTTTGCTTTCGATCAATCTAAGGTTATAATGTGTTGCATCCCCAATAAAGGAACACTGTATGGCACGTTCTAGAAAATCACCCGAAGGCGGTAAAGAGAAAGCAAAGACACCCTATGGTCTCTCTTCTCCTCCCTACTCCGGGAAGGTCGGGGGTAATCAACTTGTTATCTATGTTGACTACAAACCGGGTGAGGGCAAAAATGACCGGATGATGGTCCATAACTTCTTAGGTTGGTATGCGGCCAAGTGGTATATCACTCGACTGATCGGGGATGATGCTTGGGAATACCAGCCTTGGCAGCATCGTCCTGAAGACACATGCATCATCACGGATCGAGGCATCCAGATACGCATGAGTAACAAGCGGATCAAGGAGGTGATGGACTATGAGTTCGCTTCTGAGGAGGAAGCCGAATGGAAGGACGATCAGCTCGCTCGTGCCATCGCCCAGCTCAAGTGGGGTTCCTGGGAACACCATCCCTCAAACGACAACCCGATAGCGGAAGAGACCCGAGCTATCCCCTTATCCAAGAAGGAACTCAAGGCCAAGCGTCGCGAGGAAAAGAGTGACATCAAAAAGGATAAGCCGGTAAAGGAAAGGAAACCCAAGATCGACAAGGAGGGTATGCTTACCGCGGGTGACCTTGCGTCGAAACTCGAAGTAACCCCACAGGAGTTCCGTGCTGCGCTCCGTAAGTTGAAGATGGTCAAGCCTGAGGGTGGCTGGCTGTTCAACAAGAACGACGCAGACGACGTTATGGCTAAGGTCAAGAAGGAACTAAAATGATCGAGTCCTTAAACACCCCAGCCAAGATACAGCGTGCGATCTTCGCCGGGAACTGCTCACTTTCTATTCGAAGCAGAAAGTCGAGGGTGACCTTGTTCTTTAATATAAAGGCGGCTAATTACCGTCGCCCTTTGGGGAAGGATGACCGTCCTTCAGACGTGTTCTACGTGTCTTACTCTTCTCGGGAAGATATTCCTTACAAGTACCTGGGGTCTATCTTCAAAGGAGATGGGAATTTCAAACGAACAAGGAAATCTCCCCCTTACATGTTGACTGCCCGATACTTCGAAGCCTTTGATTGGTTCTGGGATCATGTCAAGAATAATAAGCTTCCCGCAGGGGCTGACTGGGATCAGGTCGGAAGCTGTTGTGCTTGCGGTCGTCCTTTAACCGATCCCCTAAGTATCCGGATCGGCATGGGCCCCACCTGTCGAGCTGAGCGAGATATCGACGAGTATTCACTGGTTGAACCTTGGCAACCTAGTCTAATATGATCGACACATGAAAAAGATCGAACTCACCAACTCCAAGAGGAAGGCCCAGGTCAGCAAGAAGGACCGAGGCTTCGTCAACTTCCTTGGACCTTGGAAGCTCTCTGTGGGCAGGCCCTTCAGCGTGGAGTTTCAGGTGTTCATGTCGGAGCTCGTACTTGGCGGACTGACAGTCGACGAAATCAAGCACAAGAATGGGGACAAGTTAGATTGCCGTCGCAAGAACCTCAAGAAAAAAGGGTCGAGCGATTAAGCCCGACCCCTCCTTGTATATGAACTCAGTCGTTCGAGCGGTTGGTGGTATAGGTCCCCGACGCATCCGACTGAAGGCCCAGGTTCGCCGCCTGCTGAGTGCCATGGAAAGTCGGGATCTTCTGAGCGATGATCTCCGGCATCTCCTTACCGCGGACTTCCTCTTCCTCGACAATTTCGGAACCGTCAGCATCAGCGTCGAGAGGATGATCATCATCCTTGTTCTTCTCGTCGATTGCCTGATCCGGGGCATCCCCGAGCTTGGCGGTATCCGCTGCCGCCGTATCAGCGTTAGCATTCTCGAGGTCCTGGGCCGAGTCATCCCCGGTGAATGTGGACTTTGTCATGATAGTCTCCTTTCAAACCCTCAACGCTTTTGATGGCGTTCGGTTCCCCGATATTATTCGATATATGATGACACGTCAAAGGAGGTTTGATGGCTAGGAAATCCCAAGAGGAAAAGCCCCCAAAGGGTGGCTGGCTCGGTCCACCCTCAACAAGTAAGTTAGCACCCATTGCAATCATGGATAAGAAAGGGAAAATGAAACCCGTCGCCCTGACGGCCAAACAGAAGAAGAAACATGCCAAGTTTCAAGACAAGATGAAGAAAGCTGACAAGAAAGGAATATGGAGGTGGTAATATGATTATCGAAAACAATCCTTACGAAGTCGAGGTAGTCCAGGACTCGATCAGCCAAGAGGGCATCCGTCTTCCTTCCGTTCGATTGAAGTACTGGAGGCCTATCCACAGTGAAGTCATGACCCACAGGGTCTTCTCTCGTCTCGCTCGTAGCAGTCGTGCTGTGCCCACGATCACCCTGCTCAATGAAGATCCCTTCATGCCTGATTTTAAGCAGAACCGACCGGGGATGCAGGCGACCGAAGAGATGAGTGAGCACGCTCGGAAAGAACTCGAGCAAACCTGGTATGACCTCGCCCGATATACTCAGCAGGAAGTAGCCCGGATGCACGATCTTGGGGGTCACAAACAGTGGGTAAATCGCCCGCTCGAGTGGTTCGGGTTTATCCATGTTCTGATTACGTCCACAGACTGGGAGAACTTCTTCGTGTTGAGAAGATCACGGTTCGCTCAGCCTGAACTCGAGATCATCGCCAATCTCGTTCACGAGGCTTTGGCTAAATCTACCCCCAAGTTGTTGAAGCCCGGTGAGTGGCATCTGCCTTTCGTGTCGGATGAGCTGCTGGATCAATGCGGCATCGAGGTAGCTCGCAAGGTGTCAGCTGCCCGTTGCGCGAGGATCAGCTACAAGACGTTTGATGGTAGTGATCCAACGGACCTTGATCGTGAGATCGACCGGTATAGACGATTGATCCAGGAAACTCCTCCCCATGCATCGCCCGTCGAGCATCAAGCAACGCCGGATGAATGGCTGCCCAAGGTTAACTTCGGCGAAGGTGCCTGGAACACGCCGCATCTACATGGTAATTTTCGTGGATGGGTCCAGCATCGCAAGCTAATCCCCGGTGAAGCCGCTCTCGATGTAAGGTGAGATAAGACGGGTGCAGGATAGGGGTTTAGGCAAGATGCTCGATCTGGTGTCATACCCAGCGAGAGTAAGTTTCAGCCCCGGACTCCTGCACCCGAATGTCAAAGGCTACTTATTTCACCTTCGACATCAATGGTTCTATCATCTCGATACCGCTCTTGTCAATCGCTCAATTTCAATCTGTAATTCTTGAGTATGGGTGATAAGTCTTTCTTGAGTATTTCTATTGAGCTTCAACTCATCGATCAGAGATCGAATACTCTCGGCCTGATGCATCAGTGTCACGTTGTCTTGAAGAGTAGCCCCTGCTAAAACAGCTTGGGGTTTCATCATTTGCTCAGCCTGCTCGAGCTCTTTTTTCTTCGCAGACTGTCTCCCCGTATAAGCCACCCATACCGTTACGATAAAGGTAGCAATTGCGCCTGCTACGACATTCCAGTCAACGCTGGATAAAGAGTTAAGTGTTTGTGGCGCGGACACCCTTCATCCCCTGTGCTACTTCCGTCAATTTCTTATGGGCGGAGTTTGCTTCATACGCATCAGCGGAAGCACGGTAGACTGACCACAGATCGCCTAACATCAAAATAGGGTAGACCGCCCATCCCAGATTGGGTATACCACTACCGATAAGGCCGACGGTGGTGCAGAACCAAAGAAACATGGAAATAAAGCTTGTCACAACTCGGACACTGGGTGTCCTGTAGTGATTTCCATTTACGTATAAAGCCCCGAGACGAACCAAGCCACCGGTAAATGCCATAAGGCCCCAGAGTGGTTGGGGCATGATCTTCAACATGCCTCCATATAACTCGAGCTGGGACTCAAACATCTCGGGGAAGGACAATGCCAGGGCACCCCAGAGAAGTGCGATAGCCCCCGTCAGCCATTCGATGGACCTTTCAGGGTGGAGGGGGTAAAGCTTAATGAACGTGCCCATCTCGAGTTATCTCCCGCAATTGATACAGCCAGTAATATACATCGAGAGACGTCAAGAGACGTTGACATGCATATGCTGACACAATACAATGCAGGCAACGATCGATCAGGAGGATTTATGGGCATTCGGAAATGGTGGGGGCTTCGCAAGAGCGCTGAAGAATGCGGAGAACTCATCGTCGAGCTCATGAAGCTCGAGGAATTTCCTGAGGGCAATCATCCCGGTCGCAAACGCAGCCTGATCCTTTCCACAGAAGATGAGATCGCCGACACCCTGGCAGCCATAGACTATATGATCGACCGTAATAGGTTGGATCGTAAGCGCATCGAAAAGCGCAAGGTGTCGAAGTACAAGAAGTTCGTCAAGTGGTGGGGCGACCCAGCACCCAAAACTGTCGCCAAGAAGGTCGATCACCTCAAACGCGCGATCAAGAACGTCCGTAAGGGCAAATGACCTCGAAAACCAAGGCGTTTTCAGGCGTTTCGCGCATATC